AGTTGCGTAATTACTGCTTCTAACTGTGAAATTGTATCAGCAGTAAGTATGTCTCTTGCAGGAGCATCGTCACGTACTAGTTCGCTAAGTGTTATTGTAATTGATGTTGTGTTTATCTTTGCCATGCTGTTATTTATCGCTTTCTAGTGTTGTCTCGTTTACTACTACAATACCATTTGCATCAACTTCACCACCACTGACTGTGGTTTTTGGTTGCGACTTAAAACTGACTCTACGTTTCTTACCTTTGATAAACAAGTCACATGTAAGATGACAGTTCTCTAATTTTTCAAACAGTATCTTTTTACTCAATGGTACTTTAATAAGTTCATCAATCTTACGTCCTAGTGGTCTTGCACCCATCTTTGGATCATAACCTACTTTGACTAAGTGATCGACTAATGGTTCAGTAACAATAATGTTTATATTCTTATTTCGTAAACTACCACGTAGTTCATTTATAAATTTAGCAACAATTTTTTTGATTGCCAATGGTTCGAGTGACTTAAACTTTACAATCAAATCCAGCCTGTTACGTAGCTCTGGCTTGAAGAAGTCTTTAACTGCTTTATCTTCGCTACCTGTTTTTGTTAGCTCTTGACCAAACCCGATGCTGTTGTTTTCGTTATCTCTTGCGCCTAAGTTTGACGTTAGTATTATGACACAGTTCTTAACATCAACTATTTTACCATTGGACCCTGTGATCTTACCTTCGTCCATCATCTGTAAGAATATATTTGCAACATCAGGATGTGCTTTTTCAATTTCATCAAATAATAACACACTGTAAGGATGCTTTGATACATCTGATATTAGTTTACCGCCACCAAGATTTGAATCATCGTAACCAACAAAGCCCGGAGGTGCTCCAAGTAAACTACTGACCGTATGTTTGTCTTGGTATTCACTCATATCGTATCGCAACATATGCATGTCTAAGTTACTGCTTAATAATTTAGCAAATTCTGTTTTACCTGTACCTGTTGGACCTAAAAATAAGAATGCACCCATTGGACGACTTGGTGTTCCTATACCTGCATAGTTCACATATAATCTTTCTAGCACTTCTTCAACTACATGGTCTTGTCCAAACAGTTTCTGTTTGATATTACTATCTAAATCTTTCACTTTTTCACTTACGTCGCTTGTAACTTTGCTTTCGGGAATGTTAGCAATCCTTGCAACTTGTATATCAATTAGTTCCTCATCAACAACTAAACCTTGTTTATCTTTGATACGTTCAACTGCACATGCAGCATCAATCAAGTCAATGCTCTTGTCAGGATTTTTCTTATCGCTCATATATCTTGTTGCCATTTCGACGGCTTTTGTTATTGCAGGTTCACTAATTTGTACATTATGGAACTTCTCTAAGCGAGGTTTAAGTCCTTGCAAAATCTTAACTGTTGTATCTTTGTCGGGTTCGTCAATGCTAACTCTGTAGAAGCGTCTCATTAACGCACGATCTTTTTCAAAGCTCTCGTAAAACTCCTCCCACGTTGTACTTGCTATTACTTTTAAGTTTCCTTTTGTTATTGCTGGTTTTATCATGTTTGCAAAGTCTAAACTGCTTCCGCCAGTTGCACCTGCACCCTTCATAGTATGTGCTTCATCAATAAACAGTATACAATTTTTCTTTGTTTCTAATGCTGAAATTACATCTTTAAGTTTCTCTTCAAACTCGCCTCTATACTTTGAACCTGCAAGTAAACTTCCAATTTCTAATCCCCATACTTCAAAGTTTTGTATAAATTTTGGTACAGTATTTTCTTTGATACGTGTAGCAAGTCCTTCTGCGATAGCAGTTTTACCTACACCTGGGTCGCCAACCATTAGTACATTGCTCTTAAAACGTTTTGCTAGAACAGTAACAATTTCTTCAAGTTCAAATTCACGTCCAATAACTGGTTCAAGTTTATCTTCGACTGCTAATTTAGAAATGTTAATACAATGTTCATCTAGTATGTCGTTAGCATCATTAAGAGGCATTGTTTCAGAATTGCTTTTAGTTTCGTAAGATTGTTGCCAGTGCATTACAAATTCTTGTTTGCTTACCCCGTGTTTTTGCATAAAATAAACTGCATGACTGTTATTTTCAGCCATTATAGCGAGCCATATATCAATGGTGCTCATGCTACGTCTGCCACCAAACATAACTTGTGTTAGAGCTCGATTAAAAACTCTTTCAAGTGCATTGGTTTTTCTTGGTTCTTTTTTAAGATTTTTGTTAGCAGTCAGTATGGCCTGACTATCAAGATACAATTTAAGGTCGTGTTCAATTGCCTGTGGAGATACACCAAATTGTTCAAGACATCTCCAAAAACGACTATGTCTTACTAATGCCAAAGTTAAATGCTCAAGTGTTACATATTCGTGTTTCTTGTGTACGGCAATCTTTAATGCCTGTGATAATATGCTTTCAATTTCAGGATTATTCTGCATGTTACTCCTTAGTTTATAGTATTTATTTGTACTTTCTAATGGTCTCAATAACTTCATCAGGTATATGGGCTGGAAGTGTTGCTATAAGTTTCACAAATATGTCTCCAGGATTGTGTCTATCTCTAAACACTCCGCACTGTCCTAATCTCATAACTGATCCAGGATTGGTACGCGGAGGTATGCGTAAATCATATTTTTTTCCAAGAACATCGATTACAGTTACGTCTCCGCCGATTATCAAGGTCCAAAAATCAATTTTGATTTCAGTGTGCATATCCATTCCGTTACGTTGCCATTCTGGATGGGCTCTGATTCTAAAACTAACAACCAGGTCTAATCCACCAGGTGCTGCTTTAGAATAACGTACATTTTCTCCATGCACTATACCTCTAGGCACATCGATTTCAACATTACTTGTGCCTAGTGGAGTTTGTACTCCTATTATGCGTTTTCCTCCACGTATTGAATCTGATAAATCAATTGCTATACTTATTCTAGCCTCTGGAGGACGTTGTGGTTGACGTTGTTGCCGAAACACTTGACTAAAGATATCTTCAAAACCAAATGGGCCACGTTGTTGCTGTTGTCTTTGATCTGTTGATCCTGTATGATCATAGTATGCACGTTTGTTTGGGTCTTTAAGAATATCATAAGCATTGCTGATTTCAGCAAACTTGTTTGCATCACCGCCGCGGTCAGGATGGTGCTCTTTGGCTTTTTCTTTATAAGCTCGCTTGATAGTATCAGCAGTTGCACCTTTTGCAACACCTAGTGTGCTATATGGATTATTCATAGTGTATTTTACTAGAAAAACTTCCAGTTGTCAACATCTTTTTTGACTTTTTGTTTTTCAAACTTTTCAGTGGCATCATAGTACTGTTCGTAAGCACCAATGATTGTTTGTTGTTGTTGAACCAAAGCACGTATGTCAGAAAAGTTCAATCCAAGGTTAGCATAACCATCATCGGTTAGTGCAAAAAATGCAATAGTTTTATCGTTCTTCTTTGCTTTAGCAATAACATCAGCAAAGTTTTTTTCTGTAATGATTACCCAGTCTACTGTTCGCATACGCACAACATCAACTGGCGGCAATGTTAGTACAGGCTTCTCAACTGCTTTTGAGCTTACATTGATCTTAGCAACAGGTGAACTACAACTACTGAGTAGAAGTATTACCAGGCCACAACCAAGGACACTCTTTATTGAATGACTTAGCATCTTTTGCCTCCTTCTCTCTAACAGTAAACGGTGACCCACTTAGTATCTCAAAACAACGTCCTGCGTTTTTAGTTCCACCGTTGATTGCACGTTCTATGCTTTTTGGTTTGTTGATAGCAAGGATTCCTAGGTCAATGCTTTCTAGTTTCTCTGCTAATTTGCTATTTTGATTACGTATATCTGCAAAGTCACTGCTAACTTTTTTAAGTTGTGTGTTGACTTTCTTCATATCTTTTTGTATGCTGGCAATTGCCGCTTCGCTGCTTTTTATTGCACCATCAAGTTTTGCGTTGTTAGTTGTAAGAGTTGCAATGCGAGCTTGACTATCTTTATAATAGGCATAGGCTCCGTATCCAGCACCTCCTAAGAGTGCTATAACAATCAACATTGCATAAAGTTTAATCATCTATCTGTACGGCTCTCATACGTGCTACCAGTCTATCAGCACGTTTTGTTACTTGTCTATACCAGTTAGAATCAACCATTTCATCTGCGGCCGCGTTCCAATCTTTAGCATCTACTCCACGCTTCATTCCCTTAAACTTGCTTAGTCTCGGTCGGCCCATGTTAAACATCATGTTAGCAATGATTAATTGGACTTCTTCTGGGAGGTCATTAAAGTCAGGATATAGTCGCTCGCAGTCGGCGAGGACGGTTTGGACGTCACTGTCGAAGGCTGAATTGCATCTATCTTCTGAGACAGGCGTTCCAACTTCTTGTCCATACTCTGGATCACTAGCCAGGACCAAATGACCGATACCAAAAGTAGGCAAGCCGAGATGGTCGAGGTATATTTTATTAACTGAGCCTTCGTCATATGCAATCTCTTCTCTAAGTTTATCTATGTTCATTTGTCATTCCTTTTATTACGTTGGTATTTATGTACTTTGCGGCCTCTGCATGTGCTTTTTCTAAAGGGTGCCCGTTAGGTCCTATAGGGTATTGTTTGTGTTTGCTCCATTCTAAAAAACTCATACCTCCAAAGTCTACGATGTATGGTACTACTTGTTGTTGTAAACTTGATATTGCTCTTGTCCAGGCTATAGTGCCAGGGTTTGGCGATCGCATATCATTATAGGTAAGACTATAGTGTGTATCTAAACAAGTCATAATGAAATCAATATTGTTTTGTTTCAACAAACAAATAGTACTGTGCATCTGTTGCAAGTTTCTATGCAAGTTCCAGATATCACTATCTATATTACGATAAAAATAATGATCTAACTTGTCCTCGTGTTGCGGATGAGTTGTCGTCCAAAGATCTGTTTCAATATCAACGTAATCAAACCTTTCAAACCATGACCAATTTACAATATATAATGTATCTGGTTTTAGTCGACATGCAACTTGCCAACTTATCCATTGGTTGCCCGCTCCACCAAGTGAGCATGATTGATATGTTGCGTCTAGTGATTTTGCTAATAATGCTGGCCAAGTGAAAGAACTAGCACAGTCATCAATTTCAGTCTGAGGCGGACAATCAGCCAGCTCATCACCTCTAGTGAAACTATCGCCAATAGCGATAACTCTATTATAGGGCATTTACATTCCTGCGTTGGTTAACAGATTCTTAATGTCTTGTGCTTGTTTGTCTTTGTTGTATATAGCTTTGGGAGGAAGACCGGCTGCAGTTCTCATCTCATTGAGTTCAAATTGCTCACGTTCCCTATATTGTTGTGGTGATGTTGGTACTAGTTCATTGAAAGTTTCTACAGTAAAAGGCATTTCTTGGCCTTTGTATCCCATGGTCCAACCGTCACCTTCGTATTCAGTAAGTGTGTTGAAGTCATCTAATAGTTGTACAAGATTATCAGCAGTGTAACTTCTACGTTTTATTTCAACGTACACTAGAAATCTATTGGGTTTAACTTCACCTGGGCTCATATCAGCGTCTAACACAAAGTCATAACCTTTTTCAAACCAGTTAACAAGGTCAATTGCTGCTTGTCTATCTCTAACAAAGAAACTTGCAACAACTATTTCATCATCGTCGCCCATCTTTGATGAAAAGTCATCAATATACATTGTGTTCTTAAGCATGCCTGCTAGGTCTTTGTAGCCTAAGCCTTCTGTTAAATTAAACTTGGACATCGATATTTGCATCCATTTCTTCTTGTGTACCTTGATCCATAATCTGTTGCTGATCTAAGTCTTGATCATATGCATCATCTAGATCTTGTAGGTCAATTGTTTCATCTTCGAGTTCAACAGAACCAGTTCTTATGTCTGCCATTAAACTCTTTGGCATGATAATTTCTACCAACCATATTGGTTTTTCTTCTAGTCTAGCAACTTTTGTTCCAGGCTTGAAATCACTTGGATTTTTAATTTTGACAGGAACTTTCATTTTGGTCTTCTTCCATTTGATTTCACAATCAAAAGGCAATAAACGCATTGCACCGCGTGGGTCTGGCATTAGTTTTGTTGGCCATAAAAACGTGCAACTTACTTTGTAAGGACCTTGATCTGGACCTGCTACTAGTTCGCCTAGTTCCCAATTGCGGAATGCAAATATATCTAGTTCGTTAAGCACACGTTCAAAGTCAAGCAGTACATTCATACTGCCGTCACTCATATAGATACCTTTGATGTTGTCGGCAATCATCCAGTAGTCTTCGTCGTTCTTAAAAATGTCTGAGTCTTCTAATTTCATAACTGTATTTAGCTGAGTTGTCTATTAGTGAAAATTACTGTGCATTTGATCGCTAGTTTATTTAGTGAACTAACCCACAACTTCACACATGTTATTTCTTATTTGTTTTTGTTTTAAATATTATTGTGGGTAGCGAATAACCTTTAACCTAGGAGATACAATGTCTCGAGCTAAACGTAAAGCAAAATATCAAAGACAACTACAACAAGACAACACAATA